GCAACACAAAAGGTGTTAACCCTTGACTATTGGAAAATAGCGCAGGACATCAAACCGGGTGACATTGTATTTGATAGACTGGGCCGCAAGGTCCGGGTAAAGCTCGTTCAACTTCTTGACAAGCGTCCTTGCTACCGTGCCACGTTCCTAGACGGAACATCTGTGGCTGGAGATAAGGACCTCAAACTCCCGATTGAAACTCCAAAGTATCGTAAAAGAACCTACGAATACAAAGGGAAGTTTGAATTTCGGCGCCCCCTATCCAACTATTCTTTAGGAATGCTATCCCACGTAGAGTTAATAGACCATCGTGGTAGGCTCATGTACAGTGTACCTACCGCCGGCCCACTAGAACTCCCATATAAAGACCTCCCAGTACCGCCGTTTGTGTTTGGATTCTGGTTTTTCTGTAAAAGAAAAGATGGAACAATGAAAATTCCATCGGAACACTTTGATTTTATTACAGAAAAGTTAAAAGACTACGGATATTTACCAACATCTTGGCGCGATCCAATAAAAAAACGCCGGGTATATGGCACAAAGCCCAGCGTAATGTCACACTTGGCACCCAATGTGCCGTATAAAATCCCAAACAACTATCTACTATCCAGTCCCGAGCAAAGATTAGAGCTGCTTAGTGGAATTATGTATGCAAAACCAAATCAATATAACCAAAAGTTAGATAGGTTTCGATTTGGTTCACAACATTTACCTACTGTAAAACAAATTCAATACCTTGCCGAAACGCTTGGATGCAAAACAATTTTAGAAGGGCCTAATCCTAGGACAGGATACTCAGTCTCTATCAAGACAAAATTAAAACTAATGGAGAAGCAGATTCCCAAACCAGTTAAAATACGACAAAACTGGAGAATGCTTACCAAAATTGAAGAAATCATACCGCAAGCGTGCGTTCACATTGAATTAGATGGAGACGATAGCACCATGTTGGTAGAAGAAGGATTTATAGCATGCTTTTAACTAAGGAAGAACAAAAAGAAATAACAGAGTTTGCAGCAGCGCGTAAGCACTGGCCAAAACCTGAACTAGATGCAGCAATTTGGAGAATCACTTGGTCCAAACAAGCTCTAGCTCACCAAAGAGAACCCAAAGATGGAGAATATGACACGTTTCTTATGCTCGCTGGCCGAGGCTCTGGTAAGACGCACACTGCTAGCCATTGGATTGGCATTCGTGCTTGGCGCTACCCCGGCACTCGCTGGCTTGTCACCGCCCCAACCTCTAATGATATCCGTGCAACTTGCTTTGAAGGAGACTCCGGTCTTCTCAATATCATACCCAAGAGCCTTATACGAGATTACAACAAGTCCCTCTTTGAAATTACCCTCATCAACGGATCAATCATTCAAGGGATTCCAGCCTCAGAGCCAGAACGATATCGTGGTAAGCAATACCACGGAGCTTGGTTCGACGAGCTGTGCGCCTTTGACTATCTTGACGACGCATACGATGGTGTGCAGTTCACTTTACGACTTAAAGATCCTAGAATCTCAAGGGTCCAGCAAATCATCACAACCACGCCTAAGCCACGCGAGCTCATTGTCGACCTTGCCGAAGGTAAAGTCGGTGGCGACGTCTACATGGTCAACGCGTCATCGTTCGACAATAGGGAGAACCTCTCCGAGACATTTTTTAAACAGCTAGAAACGTATGATGGCACCGACATTGGGCGCCAAGAGATTTACGGTGAGATTCTTGACCCCGAGTCTGCTGGTATCATCAAACGTAAGCAGTTTAAAATGTGGCCAGCCGATAAACCAACACCAACATTGGAATATGTACTGGCATCATATGACCCCGCTACCAGCGAAAAAACACACAACGACCCAACAGCTTGTACAGTGTGGGGAATTTTCCAACAATTGGACGGGGGAACCTGTGCTATCCTTTTAGACTCTTGGGATAATCACCTTTCGTACCCAGAATTACGTCGCAAAGTAATCAGCGACTTTAAAGAAGTTGTATACGGCGCAGATAACGAATTTGCCAAAGGTAAAAAAGCTGACCTTATCCTTATGGAGGACAAATCTGCAGGTATTTCATTAATCCAAGAGCTTAGAGGTGCTGGTGTGCCAGTTCAAGGATACAATCCCGGCCGAGCTGACAAAGTTCAGCGTTTAAACATTGTAGCACCCCTGGTAGCTAAAGGAAAAGTGTTTATTCCTGAAGACCCAACTAAAAAAGGCGAGTTTGCTGACTGGGCCAAGCGTTTTTTACGCCAAGTCTGTTCTTTTCCTGAAATGGGCGGGCATGATGACTATGTTGACTCACTTTCTCAGGCCCTTCGTATCCTCAGAGACGATGGTTGGTTACAATTAGACTATCTACCGGCGCGAGATTACGACTATGCTGACGATGATGCAAAGAAAAGGTTTGCCAATCCCTACGCCCAGTAAGGGCGGATACGGCAAAAACAGCGTATTAGTAAGTATAAGGGTTGAGTTCTGCCCACCAAATTCAAAAATGACATAATCTATGGCGCAACCACAATTACCTATCCAATCTGGCAGCAACTTGCCCGGCCTTGATCGTGAAAACGATATTCAAGACGCAAAGCAACAAGATGCTGACATGGAAGAGTATGAAGATATTCTTGGATTAGATTCCGATGAAGTAGAGCAAGAGCTAATTGAACTGGACGATGGTTCGGTAGTGGTTAACTACGTCGAAAAATCTAGCCCTCTTAAAAATCCAGAGTTCTACGCAAACCTTGCAGAAGAGTTTGATGAGCAGACCCTAAATTCATTAGCCATCGAATATCTTGACTACATTGATGTAGATAAAGAGGCTCGTAAACAAAGAGATAAACAATATGAAGAGGGACTTCGTAGGACAGGCCTTGGTAAGGACGCTCCTGGTGGTGCTACTTTCGATGGTGCTTCTAAAGTTGTTCATCCCGTCATGGCCGAGGCTTGCGTTGACTTTGCAGCTTCCGCTGCCAAAGAGCTATTACCATCAGACGGGATTGTTAAATCCAACATCAAAGGTAACGACGACAAAAACAAAGAAAACGTTGCAGAACGAAAAGTCGAATTCCTCAACTGGCAATTAACTCAGCAAGTTCCAGAGTTCCGCGATGAGATGGAACAGTTGTTTACTCAGTTGCCACTTGGTGGATCACAGTACCTTAAATGGATGTACGACGATGAACAAGCTCGTCCAACGTGCGAGTGGGTTCCAATTGACAATATTATTCTGCCTTACGCTTCAACCAATTTTTATACAGCGCAGCGTATTACTGAGCAGCAAGACATCACTGGTGACGAATACTTAAAGCGCATTGACGCTGGTTTGTATCGTGACTTAGATAACTTAGAGTATACCTCTGACGCTCCGCTAAATGACCAAACAAGTAGTAAAGCAGCAAACGATAAAATTGAAGGTATTAATATGCCTTCTAAAAATATCGACGAGTTACGCAGAATTTATGAAATCACTTGCTTCATGCGACTGGATGATGATCCAAAAACAAAAGGCAAACGTGCGCCGTACATCCTGACTATTGATGAATCAACAAACAAGGTATTAGCCTTGTACCGCAACTGGGATGCAAATGATGAGAAGCGCGAAAAACTGGACTGGATGGTTGAGTTTAAGTTCATCCCTTGGCGTGGTGCTTATGCTATTGGCCTCCCCCATCTTATTGGCGGCCTCTCTGCTGCTCTCACTGGTGCTTTACGTGCTCTGCTTGACGCTGCTCATATCAACAACAGCCAGACGTTACTTAAACTCAAAACTGGCAGAGTGTCTGGACAATCTGATAGAATTGAACCCACCCAAGTAGTTGAAGTTGAAGCTGGCGCTGGCGTAACTGACATCCGTCAAATTGCTATGCCAATGCCATTTAATCCACCATCTTCAGTATTGTATGACTTACTTGGTTGGTTAACACAAGCTGCTAAAGGTGTTGTTACCACAGCTGAAGAGAAAATTGCCGACGCTAACAGCAACATGCCTGTTGGTACGACTCAAGCCCTGATTGAACAGGGTGCTAAAGTATTCTCTAGCATTCATGCTCGCTTGCATCGCAGTCAAGAAAAATCATTGGCCATTATTTCTCGTATCAATCATTGGTACTTGCAAGATATGGACAACCAGTCCGGCACTGAGATTGAAGTACGTGACTTTGCGTATAACTCAGATGTTCGCCCAGTATCCGACCCTAACATTTTTTCTGAGACACAACGTCTTGCTCAGAATCAAGCCCTCCTACAAATGGCAGGTACAGCGCCTCCAGGAATGTTTGACATGCGTGCAGTATACAAACGCGTACTCAAGCAATTAAAAGTTCCTGAGATGGAAGAAGTACTGCCAAACCCACAAGGCGCCAACGAATCCAATCCGGCCTTAGAGAATGTCTCTATGACGATGGGACGACCCGCTGCCGCCTACCCCGACCAGGACCATATTGCACACCTCAAGATTCACCTTGAGTATGCAATGAATCCTGCGTACGGTGGTAATCCTATTATTGGGCCAACATTCGCGCCCCATGCACTTGAGCATATTAAGCAGCATTTAACATTGCACTACTTGCAATCTATGCGTGGTTATGTTGCTCAGGCTTCCGGTGGCGAAGACGTTCTCAAACTGCACCAAGAAAAACCATTGGATAAAGAAGCACAACAAGCATTGGCGCTTGCTTCCCAGATGGTTGGGCAAGATGCGCAACAAACTGTTGGGCCATTCTTACAACAAATCCAAGGTCTGGCTCAAAAAGTTGCGCAAGCTCAGCAATCCCAACAACAAAATATGCTTATGTCTGACCCAACGGCTGCTGCAATTGTTAAGACTCAAACAGCTGAGACGCAACGTAAAATGCAAGAAGCTCAAGCTAAAATGCAACTTGATACTCAGTCAATGCAACAAGACTATCAAGTTAAAGTTGCTGAGTTGCAACAAAAAGTTCAAGAACTTCAAGCTAAATACAGCACACAAACTAATATTGATAACCAACGCAATGCTACAGATATTGCAATGGCTAACATCAATAATGCTGCTAGAGAGCGTGTTGCTATGATTACTTCTGGCGCCCAAATGGATCAATTACAAACCCAATTGGAAGCAGATCAAAATCAATCTGCTATGGAAGCAATTCAAGCCTCTGATCAAGATATTCGTCAACATGGATTGGCAATACAACAGCAAGCATTTGACCAACAAGCTCAAAAAGTTCAACAACAAATTGAAGCACAACAAGCTGCTCAACAGCATCAACAAGGTTTAGCACAAGCGGCACAGCAGCATCAAATGGAAGTTGCGCAAAACGCTCAGCAACACCAACAGGGTTTGCAACAAGCCCAGCAGATGCACGAACAACAGCTGCAACAGCAACAAGAACAACAAGCGGCACAACCACAACAACCCACTGAAGGACAACCATAATGGCAACTAAAAAATCAGCTGAAGACCAATTAGGTTTTCGCAAAGCATACAAAATGACAGGTACTCCCGGCTACGCTGGCGGCCCTGGCGAAACAACAATCGACAACGGACCATCTGGTTCTAAGCGTGCTAACAATGCAGTACTTAACCAAAACAAAATGGCTAAAGATAGCAAAGTTGGCCCAGGTAAGAATCTTAAAGATATCGGCGGCGGTAACTTTTACTGATCGTTGCATGAAACGATTAAATCCAAAAACCGACAAACCATTTAAACGTGGAGACTTACGTGAAGATGGTTTTAGGTTTCGGGGTTACATGTTCCTTGGAATTTACAAATACTAACTAAAAAAGAAAATTGTTCAAAGAATAACAATTTTTAGGGCGGATTTAATTCCGTCTACGTATTAGTAAGAGTATGAAAGACTTTATTAGTGAAATAATCGGTCGTGTAAAGACTGAGATAGAAAACCAGGCGGACACCGTCACCGCGGGCACTAACATCAATTCATTTGATGATTATAAGCAACACATTGGCCTTATTCAAGGATTACGACTCACCTTGGATATTGTCAATGAAATTTTGACGGAAGATGACGAAGACGAATCGTAAGATTCAGAAAGGGATTGCCGAATGGCGATTGATTTTAGGGAGGGCGACGACCCGGATTTGCGCACAGAAGTAGAGTGTTTTCCGGATATTGACCCAGGTGTAGAAATTCTTGGTGACAGAGTATTGGTGCAATTGCGCCGAGAAAAGGTAACAAGTAAAGGCGGTATCATCCTTGTGGATGAAACCAGGCAGACGTTAAAGTTTAACGAGACTGTAGCCAAAGTTCGTGCTATTGGTCCACTGGCGTATAAGAGCCCAGATGACCTAACATCATGGCCGGAAGGCAATTGGTGTAATGTTGGCGATTTAGTTCGCACCATTAAGTACGGCGGCGACCGTTTTGTTGTGCAACCAAATGACGATGGTGCAGCGGTGGTATTTATTACACTCCAAGCGCGTGAAGTGATCTCCAAGATCAAATCGTTTGAGGCAGCGCAAAAAATGAAAGCGTTTGTAGATTAATAACTTTGTAGAAAGTAGAGAATGGCAAAGAAAGACGACGACCACGTCCCAATGAAAGAACAGGACGACGGTACACTGGTAGCTAAAGTAGATTTACCAGAAGAAATTGAAGACCACGAAACAGGTCACGAAGAAGTTGAAGACACCCGTAGCGAAGAAGAGCGTGAAGACGACGAAGCGGCTGAAGAGGGTGAAACATCGGAAGAACGTGAAGCAATTCGTGAAGCACGTAGAGAAGAACGCAGACTTAAAAAAGATTTAAAGAAGCAACGCGAAATCTCTGCTAAGAACAAAATTACAGCACTTGAGCGTCGTAATGCCGAATTGGCAGAGCGCCTAGCCAAGGTTGAAAATACTGCAGTATCGTATCAATTTGCACAGATTGACAAGGCTATCGAAGATGAAGCCACTCGTGTTGAGTATGCAAAGATGAAGATGGTACAAGCAGCTCAATCTGGCGATGTAAACGGTCAAATGGAGTATTTGGAACAGCTAACAGATGCTAAACAGCGTCTGAAGCAAGCCGAACACTACAAGAAACAACAAGTAGAGCAAGCTAAAGCACCAAGAGAAAACGTACCTAACCAGATTAATACTGAGGTACAAGCCAATGCAACTAAATGGCTTAAAAAGAATTCTTGGTACGATCCACAAGCTCGAGATACAGATAGTAGAATTGCCAAAGTAATTGACCAAGAACTAGCTGCCGATGGCTGGGATCCAAGTGATCCTGAATATTGGGAAGAGTTAGATAGTCGTTTACAAAATCGTCTGCCGCACAGATATACTTCTAAAGGAGGCTCTGTGAAACGAGCAAACTCATCAACATCCGGTCGTACTGCTGCTACAACCAGCTCAAAACCTGGAACAATCACATTAAGTCGTGATCGCGTTCAAGCAATTAAAGATGCTGGCGCATGGGATGATGTAGATAAACGAAACAAAATGATCCGCGCGTATGCGTCGTATGATCGTGCAAATAAAGGTTAATTATTATGGCAAATAACAGAATCAAACGTGACTTAGATGATCGCTTAGCCGATCGAGTTGCAGAAACAAAAGAACGGATCAATTCAGAAGATCCAACTAATTTAGCAAAAAAGGAACGTGTAGCTGCGTTTCGCGATAAATGGCAAAACAGTGCATTACCAGATTTGCCAAACGGGATTATTCCCGGGTTTCACCTGTGTTGGTTATCCACCACAAACAATTATGACAGTATCGACAAACGATTAGCATTGGGATATGAGCCAGTGAAAGCCTCGGAATTAGGAAAAGGCTTTGAAAACTTAGGCAAGATGAGCTCGGGCAAGTTTGAAGGCTGTATTAGCTGTAATGAAATGGTTCTCTTCAAGTTACCAGAAGAAATCTATCAAGAAGTGATGCGTATGTTGCACCTTGAGGATCCCCTTGAGCACCAACGTAATATCACCGCTACTGTTCGGGGCCAAGCCCAAGAAGGTAAAGGTGGTCGTTCAATTCTTGAAGGTGGTATTTTGGAAATGGAAAAAGAAACCGCAAAAGCAAACAGTAATGTTCGCTTCTCATAACATTCTTCAAAAATAAAAACAAAGGAAAATAAATGTCCGCAACATTTCAACCCTTTGGTCTGAAGCCTGTGTATCACCCAAGTGGTTTAGATCGTTCAGTACCATTCGCTGGTACTAACACCTATGTCACTGGTGTATCAGGTTACAGTGCTCCTTACTCTTTGAGTTCCGGTCAGTCTTTCTGGGAATTTCAACCTGTAGCGATTACTTCTTCTGGCCAATTAACAATCGCCAACCAAACTGCTTCTAGCGGTAAGGTGTATGGCGTATTCAATGGTGTAGAATATACATCTGCTGAAGGTCGTCGTTCTGTAGCTAAATATGCTGCTAAAACAACACTCGATGCTGCAACAAATATCGTTTTCTGGATTTTCGCTGATCCAGCAATCGTGTATGAAGCTCAAATCAATGGCTCTGCAACTGCAGCAGCTATCGGTACTGAGTACAACTTTGACACAACTACTGGTTCTACAGTAACTGATGGCTATGCTATTGGTAACGGTGGCGCAGGTTTCTCTACAGCTGCGTTGCTTGCAACTGCTGTTGGTAGCACAAACCAAGGTCAAGTTCGTGTGGTTGGATTAGGACGTGAAGTAGCATACCCAGCAGGCAACACAAATGCTTGGGGCGATGCTTACACAATCGTTCAAGTTCAAATCTGTAACAACCAGTTCGCGGCCCCATCGGTCTCGGTCTAATAACGAAAGGATAAGCAATGGCAACCCCAATGCGCAGTACAGACTTTCGTGCGGTAGTCGAGCCGATTATCAACGAAGTCTTTGACGGTGTTTACGAACAGCGTGCCGACGAATGGAAGGGATTTGTAGAACAGATCCAAGGTATTCCACGTAACTACCACGAAGAAGTAATGCTTTATGGTATGAACGCAGCTCCTGCAATGCCTGACGGCACTCCAGTTAGCTACGATC